TTTACGGGGATTGTATTCTGCCGGATTTAATTGCTTAATCGGCAGCACCGACAATGTTGCTGTTTTCATAATCTTCTCCCTTCCAAAATCTCTCTTTTATATAGCAGTCATGGCAGCAATACTTCCGGTTCTTATTTCCATAGGAAGTAAACGCACTGCCACAATGTACGCACACCAACTGATAGGTTGCTTCTTCGCTCCGTGTTCTGGCTTCGGGATGATTCTTCCACCATGCCCTTCTGCATTTGTCTGAGCAAAATCTTTTCGGTCTGCCCGTCTTCGGCTTCACTATCATTGCACCGCAGTAGGAACACGCCTCTCCCTTTTCCATTCGGATGCGGATGTTCCTTGACACCGTAGAGGAATGCCCGGTTAAGTTATGGTACTTGCAATAATTTCTTACAATGTCCCTCGACAATCCAACCACAGCGGCAATGGATTTATAACCATTCCCCTGCGCTCTCATTTCAATAATCTGTTCCCTTTGCTGCTCCGTCATCTCTTTCACACCCTTTCTAAACGCAAGCACAAAAAAATGAGTAAAAAAATGCTGTTTTCCTGCACTTTTTTACCCATAAAAATGTGGTTTTTCTATACTTTTGAACGAAAGTACCCGAGTGATTTTCCTTATATCTATAACCATTTTGCGAAAAATATCACTCGCCCTGACTATCCCCCCTGTTAAATTCTGCGAAAATGCGCGTTTGAGGGGGCGCCGGTCTTCCGTAGGGGAAGTTGTGGAGATTAAGATACCCCCACCCCTGCTTGCCATTTACCTTCCGGCTCTAAAACTCGTACACCGGATTGGCATCTTCGCTCCATGTCTTGTTGTCATGGCACGGCTTACAAAGACTCTGCCAGTTGCTCTCGTCCCAAAACAAAACCGGGTCACCCCGATGCGGTTTGATATGATCCACAACCGTTGCCTTCACATATTTATTCTGCCTCGCACACAACACACACAAGGGATGTGCTTTCAAGTACCTCGCCCTTGCCTTCTGCCATCTGCTGTTGTAACCACGCTTGCCACTGCTTGCTCTGTCACCTCGATGCATTGTCTGATGCTCTTCACAATAATATCCATCGGTCAGCTTCGGACAGCCGGGATGGTTACATGGCTTTCTTGGTTTCATTGGCACTGCCAACACCTCCCTTCCTATGTAGCGTGACGGAGTGAAAGGATTGGAAAGCCACCGTCACGGGCAAAAAGAAAAGAAGCACTGTTGCTCCTTCCTGTTTAACCACCTTAATACTACCACATATAAATCTTCATGTCAGTTCACGGGTAGTTCACGATTAGTTCACGCTTGTTATTATGCTGCTTGCCATGATATAATTTTCCTATCACACAGAGGAGGTGGAACATGGCACGAACGTTTACACAGTTATCCTATGAACAACGATTGGAAATAAAAAGGCATTTGGACGAAGGCATCTCCAAACGTGCCATTGCGGATAAAATCGGTGTGCATCACTCCACCGTATATCGTGAAATTGACAGGGGAACGGTCAACGGTATATACGACCCTGACTATTCGGAAGAACAGTATCAGGCTAAGATGGCAGAAAAGGGACCAACCGCAATTCTTACTGCCAACCCGGAACTTGCTTCTTTCATAGCTGACCTTATTTTAAATGACCACCTCAGTCCCGATAAAATCATTCAGACTATAAAAAAGGACAAACGCTATAAAAATATTTCCATTTCGAGGGAAACCATCTATCATTCCATCGAAGCCGGACTGATTCCAAACGTAACTAAAGAATCACTCCGTAGCGTTTCCTCTACCGTTTTTAATGGTGGTACGATTGTTATTCCGAAATGGGTTCTTGAACAATTAGATATTAAAGACGGAGATATTCTCCATTTTGAAATTACCGACAATAACGAAATCATTTACAAAAAGGAATAGGACAAAGCGCCTATTCCTTAATTGTATTCACTGTATGCACCTATCTGTATCTGGAGAGCCACCGTCAGCTTCTCCATTACTTCCTCATCCACAACCTCTCCGATTCTTTCTCCAAGACAACGCTTATCCAAGGTTTCCACCTGCTCGGCAAGTGCCATGCTCGGTTTGTCCAGTCCGCTCCCTTTCTTTAATGGAATATACACATGGGTAGGAAGATATCTTCTCTTCCACACCCTTGCCGATAGCGGAACAACCGTAATCACCGGGGCATTTGCATTTGCCTTGTTATTGCTCACAATAATTGCAGGTCGAAGTCCACTCTGCTTATGGGAATTGTGATTGTTACCGAAATCAACAAAATATATGTCTCCACGCTTACACATGATAATCCCTCCATTCAACTTAAAATATAGGCTTCCGTCTGCCTGTCTCTCAGTTCATAAACTTCATCAAGAAGTGCTATAGCACGCTTTTTATATTTTGAAATCGTAGACCGGCCAATGTTGTACTTATACATAAGGTCATCCCACGTTTCGTTTTTCTCAAGCATATCCATAATAAGATTTGGTAAGATATCCGGCAGTGCTGCCACGCTGTCTTCAAAAAAAGCAACCTCCTCACTGATATAGCGGTATCTGCAAAACAAATATTGAAACCACTCATCATTTTCCCGCTCCGCTATCTTTTTATAATTCATGGCAACCGATGCGGTTTTATCGGATATGTTACTTGTCTGCACCCTGTCCCCACCTTCCGGATGGGAAAACTGCATGGAGAGAATGATGTCATTCTCATCCACGCCCTTAAAACGACTCATCTGAAACTGAAGCACCGTCAGTTCCTTTTTCATGATGCCGTATTCCTTAAACATTGCTTCTGCTCTCACTCTCTCCACCTCCAATCCGTGCTTTCACTGCAGCAATCATTGCTTCCTGCGTATTATCCTTTTCCTCAAGGGAAAGAAGGATATCCTCATCTATGGTTCCTGTGGTTACGATATGTTCAATCACAACCGTATGCTTCTGTCCCTGTCTCCAAAGTCTGGCATTCAACTGCTGATAAAGTTCCAGTGGCCAAATGTTGGAAAACCAAACGATGGTTGAACCGCCTTCCTGTAAATTCAGTCCGTGTCCTGCTGATGCAGGGTGGATTAAAGCCACAGGTATTTTCCCTGCATTCCAATCCTCAATGTCCTGCTTGGTGTTAATGTCACGCACCTTAAACCGCTTCATGATTCTGTCCCTGTCATGCTTAAACCAATATGCCACAAGCAGTGGTTTCTCATTGGCAGCTTCAATTAAATCTTCCAGTGCATCCAGTTTCCTGTCATGGATATGGCGGACGTTGCCGGATTCATCGTACACAGCACCGTTTGCCATCTGCTGTAATTTATTGCTTAATGCACCTGCGTTTACCGCATCGATATCCTCTCCCTCGCCAAAAGGAATAATCATATCATTTTCCAGTTGCTCGTACAGTGCCTTTTCCTCTTTTGACATGGTAACTTCCACACGGTTATAAATGCACTCCGGCATATCAAGGTAGTCCACTGCCTTCATGGAAATAGTGATATCCGAAATCAGTTCATAGATTTTATCCTCTGCACCCTCTCTCGGTTTATAGGAAAAGATAATCTCACGGTTTCTTTTATCCGGTACAAAGAATCTGTCACGGTATCCACCGATAAACCTTCCAAGTCTCTGTCCCATATCAAGCACACCAATCTCTGCCCATAAATCCATCAGATTTCCCGGTGTTCCGGTCAGTCCCACAATTCTTCCCACAGACGGTCTGACCTTCCTTAAAGATTTAAACCTTTGCGCTTTCGGGGACTTGAAGCTGGAGAGTTCATCCACAACCACCATATCAAAGTGAAAATTCCCGCTGTCCACAAGCCAAGTCAGATTGTCTCTTCCAATCACATACACATCCGCCTTTTTCGCAAGTGCATCCTCCCTCTGCTTTTTTGTACCTGCCACCACCGAAAAGTTAAGAATGGAAAGATGCTCCCACTTCTTTATCTCTGCCGGCCAAGTGTTCTCAGCTACCCTCTTTGGTGCTATCACAAGAATGCGTCCCACCAAAAAATAATCAAAAAGCAGAATCCACAGTGCGGTCAGTGTTACCACCGTCTTCCCAAGTCCCATATCAAGTATCAGACAACTCACCGGATGATTGATAATAAAATCCGTAGCAAATGCCTGATAATCATGTGCCTTGTATTTCATCCAAAATCCCTCCAATCTGCTCCGTGCCATCCACAACAAAAACTTTAAATCCCAAGCACTCCAACTGTCTCTTTCTCTTTAGCTGTGATGCCCTCGGTGTTTTGCCCGGTGCTTTCAATTCAACAAACGCTATTCTGCCACCGGGCATTAGCACCAATCTGTCCGGTACTCCATTCAGTCCCGGAGATACAAACTTTATAGCCATACCGCCACGCTTTTTTGCCTCTTCACGCAAACGGCTCTCAATCGTACTTTCACGCATAACCTATAACCTCGTTTCCCATTTCTGTTTCCTTGGTGGTTTTATTCCCTTACGCGCCTATACACGTTTCCGCTACCTTTTTATCCCCATTTTTATTACTCATATAGAAAAAATGGGAAACAGGGAAACAACAGACCGCAACCCCTTATTTTTCAAGGTGTCTATACTGTTTCCCACCACCGTTTCCCACTAGCGTGTGGGAAACATGGGAAACAAGAAAATCCGTTCCTTTGTTTCCTTGCTAAATTCGTTCAAAGGTTTTCTGGATTCCATAAAGGGGTATTCTGGACTTGCCGGATGCACTTCCGGTATATCTTCTCCAACCACCGATTTTGTTTAAAATAGCCTCCATCTCATAAGAGTCCGTTTTCTTTAAATTCTGACGCTCCTTGCCAAAGCACTCACACCAGATTTCCATGATGCAGACCTTCTTTCTTACCACCGTGCCTGTAATGCCTGTGGTCTCAAACTCGCCATTGCCGAGGAATGCCCTGCGCTGATAAATGTCCATCGTATCCCATGAATCGGGAAGCAGACGGTCAAGGTAATCCTGCACGATACCTTCTCTGTCATCCGACTCCATTGCATCCTGTTGCATACGATAGGCTTCCTCTGCAGCTTCTCCTTTAAGGAACAGATCCTCGCCATTTTTGTAATATTCAATCGCCTCCGCCCAAATCTGGTCGACTTCCGTTACCTCCCAAGGATGGTGCGCTCCCGTTCCCGGAACATGGACCGGCCAAAATCGTCTGTTACCCGTAACATCACGAAGAAAGCCGGACTCGGAGTTGGTACTGCCCACGATGATACAGCTTCGTGGGTGGCTCTCCACATTCACACCATATGCCTGTCGGAACTTATCATCCTGACGGGTAACAAAGGACTTCACGGTTTCCACATCCGTCTTTTTGATACCGTTCATCTCGGAGATTTCCAAAATCCAATATCCCTGCAACTTCTCGGCTGCTGTCTTGTCCCTCATATCAGAGATGGAGAGGGAATCCGAAAACCACTCCCTGCCAAGGATGGCAAAGAAGGTAGACTTACCCATACCCTGCGGACCACTCAGCACGAGGATGGAGTCAAACTTCACTCCCGGCTTAAAAATACGTGCTACCGCAGCCACTAATGTCTTACGGGTTACTTCCCTCACATATTTGCTGTCATCCGCACCAAAGTAATCAATTAAAAGCGTGTCGATTCGCTCCACTCCGTCCCATGTAAGAGTTGCGAAGTATTCTTTGATTGGGTGGTAGAGCCTGTCAGCGGAAACCACCGCAAGCAGTGCATCCTTAAATTTGGTAGGTGACCAGATGCCATAAACCTTTTCAAAATATACCTTGGCATTGGCAAGGTCAGAGTCATTCCATCCCGGCTTTACCTGTTTCCAAGGAAGCACTCCGATAACATCAATGGTGTCCTTAAATTCGTTGTAAACGATATTCTTCAGATTCTTATCGCACCGAATAATGGTTGCGATATTGGTAAGGGTATCCTTTACCTTTCCCTGACGGTCAATCTCCAACTTCTTCTGCCAGTTCTCATCCTCGGCAAATTCGGCTACCGCCAACTGCTGACGCTCCCTTGCCAGTGTCTCTTTTACCTTTTCATCCTGCGATGCAAAATCCTGCATTGCCTTAAAAGAAGGAAGTTTGCCCGGCTCCGTACCTTCATCCGCCTTGGCATCCTTATCTCCGAACAAATGGATACGCACCACATCAAATGCGTTCATCAGCTTTCCGCAAGCAGGGTCAGTGGCATGATGGGAAAATACGAATGCCTCTTCATATACCACCACTCCGGCAGAAGAATCCGCCGGAACATAGTCATATCTTCCGGTCATGGCAGACGGCTGATAAATATCAGGAATAAAAGTATCAATGGCTTCACGGATGGAGTAGGTTCTGTTAAATGCTCCAATCAGTCCGTCTTTAGCAAGTGGATCAGCCTGTTTCTTTAAGGTACGTTCCACCAAAGTGTGTTGACGGTTACTTACCGGCCAAGAGGATACGTCCTTCCAATCCTTGTAACGGGAAAGTACCGCATCCGGGTCTACCACCGCTCCTTCAATCTCACGAAAGACAAATTCTCCGTCTGAAGAAGTGGAAGGCCAATACATGAGACGGGACGGTTCATAGGTAGAATCATCGAATAATTCGATACCGATATCTTTAGCAAGCATTCGGCTGACCGCACCGTATTCATCTGGTGTCACTTCCCTTGTTGTGGGAATGATAAGTCTGAGTCTCGGACTCTCCTCCGTGTGCTTATGGGTACTGTAAGCAAGCATTTTCATATCATGGAACATTTCAATTTCATCCAAAATGCCATCCGTTCCATAATCCATATCTAAGGTAATGGCTGACCTTGATATCACGGTATCCTTCTTTCTCCTGCCACCCTTTAATCTGCCGAGGACAAAACCACCCACGTCTTTAATATCATCCTGCTTTGCCTTGGGCAGCTTCTTATACTGCTCCACCGTTTCTGCTGTTCGGATGGTTTTGGATACCCGCTCGGCAAACTCTGAAAATTCCATCTCACATCCGTTCCACTTTTTGTCCATACGGGAGTTACCCGTTGATACATACAGTTTCATGCTACCTGCCTCCTAATCTTTTTTATAAAATGTTGATTCAAATCCGGCTGCCTTTAAGGGAAGTCCCGCTGTCCATGAGGAATTTACCGCCATCAGTTCATTCACCTCTTCCACCGAAGAAATCCCCTCCGGCACTTCAAGCACCACTTCATCGTGAACATGCATCACAATATCAAAGCCCGCTTTCTCAAGTCTTAACATTGCCTCGGCTAGGATATCCCTCGATACTGCCTGTACAATGTTTTCCACTAGCTTTGGACCGTAGGTTTCAATCCGAGTCCATTTCTTGTTTTCGCCAACGCCCTCGTAGGTAATGCCTTCCCTTCCGAATTTGTTTAATTCCAGTCTAGGCTTGATATAGGACAGTTTTCTTCCTGATGGCAAATGAATAAATAAAATGCCTCCCCTGTACTCGAAGATAAGCCTCTCCATCTGCACCGTTGTTTTTTCCTTTACCGCCTTAAATGCAGCCGCATCCACCTTCCACCAAAACTGTGTAATATGAGGATTGGCATTTCTCCACTGCGATACCAACTCCGGCAGTTCCTCTTCCGAAAGTCCCATCTTAACTGCTCCCATTGATACCAAGGCTCCTACCGAACCGCCATAGCCGAGTGCCAGTTCCGCAATCTTTCCCTTCTGACGAAGGGGAGAAGTCTTACCGATTTCCTCAATGGGAACACCAAACATGGCTGAAGCCGATGCTTCATAGATTTTGCCGTGTGTGGAAAACACATTTAATCTCCATCCCTCGCCACTCATCCACGCAAGGACCCTTGCTTCGATTGCTGAAAAGTCACTGATAATAAACCTGTATCCCGGCTTTGCCACAAATGCGGTACGGATTAACTCCGACAGCACTTCCGGTGTGGAATCGTATAACAGTTCCACCAAATCAAACCGACCTTCTTTTACAATGGAGCGTGCCAGTTCCAAATCCTCCATATGGTTCTGAGGAAGGTTGTGAATCTGCACGAGTCTACCGGCCCAACGTCCGGTTCTGTTTGCTCCGTAAAACTGAAGCAGACCGTGTACCCTTCCGGCACATACCGCACGCTCAATGGCTTCATATTTTTTGACGCTTGTCTTGGACATGGCAAGACGGAGTTTCAACAGTTCCGACACTTCCCCGTCCGTTTTATCCACAAGTTCCTTCACGGTATCCTTGGCAAGGGAATCCACTTCAATCCCCTTATCCGAAAGCCACCCTTTTAGCTGTGATACGCTGTTTGGATTTTCCAAGCCGGATAATTCATAAGCACGTCTGGTTGCCGTTTCCTTATACAGAAGGTCGCACGCTATTGCCTGTTGCACCATATTCGTATCCACCATAATGCCTCGGTCATTGATTCTCTGGTCCATGCAGTAAAGCACCTGCTCCCGTTCCGGGATTGGATAATTTTTCAGTTTCTGCCTTATCTGCATTTCCACATCCACGTCCCGTTTGCAGTAAGTTTTGAACAATTCCCATTTCTCCGGTGCATCCGCAGGACGGTTTCTTGTTCTGCCACCATTTGCTTTGGTAGGCTTACATGGCATACAGAAAAAACGGATTAGTTCTTTTCCCTCTGCCATCTTCTTTTTATCAAGGCTTAATGCTTCCCCTACACCCTCAAGAGAAAGCGGTAATGCCAGTATTGCCGACTGAACAGCCGTACACCGCCACACTTCCGGCCTTAAGGAAAGTCCGAAATGTCGGTTGATACAGTTTCGTTCAAAGGCTGCGTTGAATGCGGTTTTTACCACACCGTCATCCATAAGTAACTCCATAATTTCTTCCGGTATCTTCTCCCCGGATGCTATGTCTACAACCTTGGTTTCCCCTTCATCTACACTGTAAGCAAACAGCATGATTTCAAACTGCTCCGATGCCACATACCGATATACACCTGCATCCGGCAGACTTACGTCAGAATAGGTTTCTATGTCGATTGCCATTAATTCAGCCATGCGTAAGACCTCCCCGATTTAATTTTGCTTACCACCTTACGGGAGATACCCATTTCTTCTGCTATTGAGTAAGGGTGCTTCCCTTCGGCAAGCTGACTTCTTACAGAAAGCACCTGCTCTTTTGTCAGTTCCAACACCTGCATTGGCAGTCTTCTGGTAGAACCGTTCCTGCCCTTCACATAACGGGGCATACTGCGAAGCCGCCCCAAACTGCTAATCTGATATTTATTTTCATATCCTTCTATGTCTTTCCACGTTTCCATACAAAACCTCCTATGTAAGGGGCAGTGTTGCCACCGCCCCATATTTCCTCTGAGAGGAAATCATCCTCTGCTTCCACTGCCTCAAATTCATCCTTCGCATTTGCTCTGGAACCGAGAGGCTCTCCGTCACGAAGCTTCTGTACATTGCCAAGGCCGGCAGCAATACCCTTATTGCCGTTGGAATTGTATGCGTAAAATGTTACGGACACTCTTCCGTAGCAACCGGAGTAAACTTCGCTCTGATCCAAAATAGGCTGAACCTTGTTGTCTACCACC